TCTCTTGGGCTATTAGTTTCTCTCGTAACTCTGCGTCAACACCGGGATATTTACGTGACAGTTTACCTTCCTTGATTTTTTCAATAGCCAAATCGAAATCCTGAGCCGCTAAATCGTCGTCGGAAATAAGCTCTTTCAATAAGTTATAAACTTGATTTACGGCATTGTTAGGGTCTTTTAACGATTTATATTCGTTTATATAATCGTCAATTTTACCTGAGTCAATACCGACACCCTTGAATTTACCTTGTAAATCTTCCCACATCTTGAATGTAGGTTTATACTTCGTTTCAAGGATTTCGTCCAGAGTTTTATATCCGTTTATGATATTCTCTGGATTCTTTTTCCATACCTTATCCCATCGTTCGTCTTTCTCATACCATTTAGCCTCAGGCAATACAGATTTTGCAAGGTCTGTTTTGACCCCTACCTGTGTGCCCAACGACTCTGGTTTTGTTCCAGACAAACTCGTTTGAGTTAAACTTTCTTTTACCGGTTCTGTTGCTACTACTGTTGTAGGTTCTGTTGCTACTACTGTTGTAGATTCCATTTTTACTGCTCCTGTTTGGGAATGTTTACCCATTTGTTCCGGGCTTGTTTATCCCTGCGTTTCGTTTAATTTATTAGTTAATTCCGCTATTTTTTGTTTCAATTCTTCTTTCGATAATCTTTCTGTCATCCCATTAATTGCTTTTGCCATTTTAACTAACTGGGCGTTAGACATCTGCTGTGGCAAACCAAACTCTTCTGGAGATACAAATTTACATTCTTCTTTTGGTATATTTACCATATACTACCCTCCTGTTCTTTGAGCCATTACTTTTTGCAGTTTCTCTTCGAAACTTGGCTTAGAACCTTTTACGGTTAGACCTGTTTCCTCTACTTCTCCCTGCTTTTCTTCACCTTCGTCTTTTGATTTCATTTCAGAAACAATCTGGATAATCTGGTCTATTACAGACGGATCTTGTTTTGCTTGTTCTAACAACTGCAATATTTCATCAAACCTTTTTTCATCTTCTTGTAAATGTTCCATTTCTGGTGGCATATCTATTTACCCCTCCTTTTTTTAGGCGGTCTGCCTAATATTTTTGGTAATGCTTTTATTAGGTTTTCTGTTTTTTCTCCTATAAGTTCTGTTGGTTTACCAATACCAATACCTATATCAGCTTTTACCTGACTAACATTTAACATATCCAAAAACGATTCTTTCATATATTCACATCTTCCATTTACTTCGACGTTATAAATCTTTTCTCCACTAAAATTTAATTGCAATGGTTGACCTGCCGGTAAAATACCCCTAACCTTAAATTTAAGTGTCATCCCTTTAAATTCAAACTCCTCACCATACACTAAATCTTTCATTGCAGAACACCTCCTTTTTGAGCTTGTTTTTTGCTCTCTATCAGGACTTGTTTCTTGTCCTCTATTTCTCTTGCTGTTTTATTCCCAAAAACAATCTGGTCTGGATTTTCTGAAATTTGCTGAGGTACAACTACGGCTATATCTTTTACCTGTGATTTTGACGTTATTTTATCTGCTGGAGCTGTAGTCAATGTATTTGTTGATGGATCTAAACCAACACTTGATAGCAACTGTCCTTGGGCTTTACTAAACCCATCTAACGATTTAAACAAATTCGAAACAGCTGTACAAACAGGCGGGTTTTTGATTATATCTTCAATCGTCATTACATGCGGGTTCTTTACCATAGCGTCTTGCTGTTGTTTTAGTAATGTCACTACCGCTCTTCGGTTAGGATAATCCTGTGATTCCAGATACATTTCTATTAACGGTATATTGCCCGATTGCATTATAGGTGATACTGCTATTTTATCCGCTAAAGCAGCGTTTTCTTTCCTGCTTCTTGGTATTTCTGTTCCCGCAATAACTTCAACTTTAAATTTCCATTCGTTGTTAAAATCTATACTTTTAGTTTCTTCTACTTTACCTTCAATTTCTTTGTATAATATTATTTTCTTTTCACCTGTTTCGTTGTTCGTATCGATTTTAGCTATCTTAGCGCCGTCAATCGCAGAGGTAAGAAATATTAATCGTTGTGTAGTATAATTTTGTATAATAAGCAACAAACATTTTTCACCAACAGCTATTTTCCAATTCTTGAAATTACGTTGCTGAGCTCGAATATCAACCATCGGTGATTCCTGTAAACGTTCTATCTGTTCTCCGCTGGTTATTCCACTCGGTTGCTGGCCACTCATCATTATCTGGTTAATATGTGCTAATTCGTAAGCGCCTTTAACAAACGATTCGATAGCGACTAAAATTTCTTTCGCTTTTTCCATACTGTTGGAGGAAATAAAAGCGGGTATTTTAGTTTGGTTAAACGATGGAACTTTTGTGTAACCGCTTTTAACTATATCGCTACCGTCCTCCGTTAAGTCATCGGGACCGATTAACGTATCGAAATCAAAACTTACTTTTTCCCGGTATTTAGCGAATAATCCGTTTATCCTGTCTTGTATAGGTATAATATCGTCAATACTTCCCTTACCGGCTAAACTATTGGTATAGGTATGATTATAAACATCTATATTCCCTAACTTTTTAAATCCCGTTGGAGCGGGTTCGTCCAATAATATAACTTTTTTATTGTCTCTTGGACAAAATACGATTTTCCTGCCGTCAGGGAACGCTTTGATATATTCTTGTTTTAATTGTTCTGTCTCGTTAGAGTCGGTTTCTTCGGGAGCATACACCGAATCGTCTAATAAATACAACGTTACAAGTTTGACTACTCTGCCACATTGTATACCGTCACTCCCTGCCTCTATAAACGCTCTGCCACCGGTATTGTTGGCGGTGTTAACGTAATTCAATACTGCTCCTGTCTGCGATTTATGGCCTTCACGTTCGTATACGTTTTCAGATAGATCATCAATTTTCTTGCAGAGTTCTTCGTCGTAAACGCCATTTAATTTAGCGTATAATTCTTTCGCTTCCGCAGGTGTATATTCAGTTATATATCCAATTGCAGAAATATGGTCTTGTGAAGCGGTTTTGTTCCACCGTAAATTCTCTGCTGGTATATATTTAATCTTGATTTCGCCATCAGCCCTATCAGTAGTTGACAATTCAACCTGAGAACCACCAAATCCGCATAGCTCACCATCTCTCGCAATTTGTTCTTCAATACAATCCACATTGTTTGCTTTGTCTATTCCCCTCAATGCGTCTGTAAATATATCAGCTACATCTCGCACATCTTTCATTTTATCTATATCGTAAAAAGAACCGTAATCAGGAACTACGGTAATAACAAACTGGCAATCAAGCATGTTTTTAACTTTAGTTTCTGTTATCGATTTGACAATATTGTAGTTTGACCTATCCTGACCTAAAAAATATCCAAGAGTTGATAAAGAGTTCTGTAATTCGCCGTTCCAGTAACTTCTTTGCTTTTTAACGTATCCAGATTTGTTCTCGCACTTATCCCATATATTAGAAATGAGCCTGAACAAATCATCGTGGTCTTGAGGTTTTGATAATTTATTCCTACCAGTTAAATCTTTTAAATAGTTTGCCGCTTTACCAAGTAAACTCATTTAATTTCTTCTCATTTCCGCTAAACATCGTTCCCGATGTTCTCTGTTTTCCATACTAAACTTCCTGCCCTGATTACCGTCTATCAATATATTCTTAATACCTTTTTCTATCTGTTTTAAATGTAATTCTTCTCTCCACTTTTCTTTTTTCTTTTTCAGTTCTTCTACTTCCCTGACTGTAGTAAATATCTGACCTTTTTTTTCTATCGCTTTTATATCGTCTAAACTATTAATCTGTTTACCAAGAGACCAGTCGAAAAACTTCTTGAACCCGTTATGTTTTGTTCCTGATATTTCAACTACTTTACCTAATTCTCTATCGTATTTGTATTTCATTTTTAACTATTCACATACGCCAACTGTTTTGTGTTATGTTTCATAACTACGTACTGCAACGATTTTTTGAACTCTGCGTCTGCTGGGTTTGGTGCTTGTTCGCCAAACAAATCTGCTACTAAATAGTTTATGGTATCACAAGCATGATTATCTTTGTCTATCGCTTCTTCAGGCATGTTCTTGTCCTGGCCTAATTTCAACCGTTTCCATTTCCAGTTCTTTACTTCTCTCAATGTATTGACGCAATTTTTAGTTATTCTGAACTTATCTTGTTTCATTAGACTGTTGGTAAGTATGATGTTAGATAGTTCTTCCTTGTTGCAAGTTTGAAGTAACATTCCGTATTTCTCGCACTCACTCCAGACTGTTTTGTTTTCATCATCTTTGGTGGGCATTTTCAAACCTTTCATCGAATGGTCTGCTACTGTTAATACCTTGCCATACTGGTTATTCCATTCAGCTAAGTTTTCGGGTAAAGTTTTAGATTGATAAAATTCATCGTATATTGTTAAACGTCCGTCATAATCTAAAAACGCTCGTAGTATACAACTTGGATTGTTCCATCCCCAATCAAACCCGTTACGCTTAACATAAGTTTTGGGGATGTCTCTTGGGCTTATTGGTTCGATTACATACTTTGATTCGTTAAACTCACTGAATACAAGCTCTTCACGATTATCCCATAATCCATAATAATATCTATCAAGCCAGAACTTTGGATAGTTATCTATAAGCCATTGTTTATATTCTGCTGTGACAAACGGATTGTCCGGTGTTACTCCATCAGGAATACAAAATATACCTTTCTGTTCTAACATTTCTATTGACTGGTCCCTGTATCTGTCTTTAACCCAACCGCTTGCGGGATTACCTTCCACTAAAATTATTCCTTTCTGCCCTAAGATTCTGCCTGATGCTCTACCAATCAGCTGCAAAAACAACTCGTGAGGAATATCTTCAACCTGGCAGACTGCTATAACATCATATTCCGTCGATAATATTCCAGTATCTTTTTCGAACGTTCTGAACCGTAACTCTGACCCGTTTTTAAACTTAGCAACTCTATCCGAGATTCTATACTCATACGCTCCTAAATATTCAAAGTCGTCATTAAACTGTTTTATAACCGAGTCTTTCAATTCGTCGTAAGTTTCACGGATATAAACAGCTTTCGTTTTGGGATAATGCAAACAAATAAGAAAGACCGCTAACTGTTGGCTAAACGATTTGGAACAGCGAAACGCCCCAAAGTATGCATATTCTCCATATCGGTTACAATTATATAATTGTAAGTTTTTGTCAAACAAATTATTGAAGTATCTAATCTGTTTTTCGTTTTCTTTAGAATCTTTGTAAAACTTGATTTCTTTGCTCTGTCCATTATGACCTAACTCAAACCCTTTAATTACCATTGATAACTCTTACTTCAAACGGTTTGCCATCAGTATTATCAATTTCAATATTTTTAGGAATGATTTTCGTATAAATAAACGGATAGAATATTTTAGGATTGGCTTTAGCCCAAGTAGTAAACGCTTCCACTCCACCCATATTTTCAAATACTTCAGAGATAACTTCTTTAACTTCTTTTGTTATTTTATTTGGAGTGCCTTTAGGTCTACCATTAGGATTAGCGTTATTGCCTGGTCCGAATAAATAAGATTTATTGGTTCTTTTACGATTCTCAATCGTTTTCTTCATATAATAATATATATAATATATTACTATACTTTACAATAAGGTTGCAGTAAATATCAATTATATTTTTTCAGGTAGGAATAAACTGTTCTTTTAGAAACGTTGTATTTTACAGATAAATTACTGACGATACAAGTTGTTTTAGGTTTAGTATTCTTTTGATAGTTAAATTCTTTAATGAGCTCTCTAACTTTGCAGTAACTTATCTTCATCCATTTTGGGTTAATCACAATACTCTTGTATAATTTCATAAATTTCATTAACAAGCCACCAGAACAAAACCCAACCAGCGCTATGCAAATACCCTAACAACCAAAGAACCAGACATATTATAAATATCATTTTATTAGCTTATACTGTTTCGTTAAATATTTTATTATATCCATTATTTTATTAGGTCGATTGTTTAACTTAAAATGACTAAGTAAATTATTCCATCTTTTCAAAGCCCAAATAACATAGTTCAAATCATAACCAGTAAGTCTTATTACCCTTTTCTTTTCTAATCTATTTTTCATATTTAACAGCCTCCTGTTGGAACTCCCCAATAATGGCATTTGTTACATAAAGGCACTTCGTTTCGTTTACCTACAATATGCTTGTTTATTATTTCTTTTCTTAGTTCACTATTCCAGATATCTGATAACGATTGCTCACAGAGGTTACCTATTATACCAATGCTATAAGGATCAAACCTTACGCACATAGATACGTAGCCATCACTACGGATTGATAGATGGTTAAGCAAATCAAGACAAATACCTATTTCTGGAATAGTTGAATTTAGTTGATAATCAAAACTTCCCATTGGCGAATGTAAAACACGTGGAACTATCAAACAATCTAACTTTTTGTATTTTTCTACTTGTTTCGGTAAGTGGCCAAGGCAACGGATTATAGTGCGAGGTTTCCTGTTTCCTTTAAATCTCAAAAACTCTTTTAGAATTTTAAGCTGTTCTTCGGATTCGTCATCATTTTCAAACGTAGATATTGTTATGGTATCTAAATTATTAATAATTTCATCTCGCTTATCCATAAGTAGTTTCCCGTTTGTGTCCATACACCGTATTTGATGTTTGAATAAACTCACCGCTTCACCGAATACAGGATATAAAAGAGGTTCTCCATTATTATGAAATTGAACTACAATACCATTTGGTAACTGCTTTGATAGTCTTTTTAAATCCCCAAAATCCATATCGTTCGGTTTTGGTTCTATTTGACGTCTCCCGCACATCCAACATTTTTTGTTGCACCTGTTGGTAAGCTCAATGTTTACAGTAGTTAATCCATCAAAACTTGTATGGCGTTGTTCCATTAGGTTCTCCTGTCTCCTTGTTCCAGTTTATTATTTGTCGCCTGATATCTACCCCGACATTTTTACTCCAAAAGTTAATTAAAACATCCGCAATCAGTAATTTTGATTTATTTATAATAGGTAAACCGTTTAAACTTTTTACGGGTAACATACAAAATGGGGTCCCGGTTATAAACGCTTCGTCGGAAGTATACACATCGTAAGGTTCGATGTCTTTTTCTATACATTTCAACTTTGTTTGTTTTGCTAAGTCAAATATGTAATCTCTGCTTATACCTCGTAATACGTTATGTCCCTTAGGCGTTATTATAACGCCATCTTTTACGATAAAAAAGTTGTCCCCAGTACCTTCCGCTATAAAACCATCAACGTCTAATAACAACGCCCAATTGTTGTCGCCTTTAAATTGAGACGCTTCGATGTTAGCTAACTGGTAATGTAATCGGCTACGACTTTTTATTTTAGGATCTAATAAATATGGGGGTATCGCTCGTTGAGATGTTATAACCATATTTATACCGGTATTATATAATTTACCCATTCCCTGGACAGTCCATTTTAACGGAAAATCAGCGACGATTACCGTTGGTTCTAATTTACCTATTTTTGAGTATATCCCTAATAAACCCCGGCTAACGTTTATCATTAAACGGTGTTCGTCAGTTTTGCTAAATTCAGGTTCGTTTATTTTTTGGACTTTGTAACATATTTCTTGAAGTTCGTCTATCGTTTGTTTGATAGGTATCCGTAATATCTTAATACCCGTATAAAGCCGTTCAAGATGTTCTCTTAACTTAAACTGTTCTTTGTTAAAGCTTCTGGTCATCTCAAAAACCATATCGCCAAACATTAAAGCAGAATCGTAAATAGAAACTTTTGCTTCTGTTTCAGGAACGAACTTACCGTTTATGTATACTTGTCTCATTTATCTAACCCCCTACCCTTAAAAAGAAATTTAACCAATTCTAAATCTTCAAGAGTATCTATTTCGAACATTTGCCAAAGGTCTTGTAAATATATTCTCACTCTTCCTCCTAATCTGTTATTATATTTTTCAATAATTTCAGTTCTGAACATGTAGAATGAACCAGTTTCTATATAATCCGATTTCCTATCTTGCCTCCTGCCTCGATTCATAAAATCATAATTAGATTTTGTAAAAGTATTGTTCCACATTAACATATCCGTAGCTATACAACAAGAAAACATGCAGTCAACATTTTCCGTAAATTCAATCAGAGCTTTAGATAGTTCGTCTTTTTCCCTTAATGGGCTTGTCGCTTGTAACATAACAATAATATCGGGTTTAATGTCTATTACTGACAAACAATGTTTTATGGATTGTTCGCTTGTAGCAGTATCACCTGACATATTGTCAGGCCGTTTGATAGGTACAGCTCCGTAACTTTTTGAAATGTCAAGAATTTCGTCAGAATCTGAACTCACGTAAACTTCATCTATCTGTGGAGTCGCTTTTGCCTGCAGAATTGACCACGCCATTAACGGCTTACCACAAAAGTCAATTATGTTCTTTTTTGGTATTCCCTTACTACCACCTCTTGCGGGTATTATGGCGATTACTTTATTCATTTTATATACCCCCTTAGTTTTTTAGCGATAGGAATCTCTTTTGGGTTTATTTCCATAGAACCTGTCCCCATTGCCTTTTCTATTTTTCTTACTGAGTCTACCAATTGCCTCAAGCCGTTAGGTTCAAGGGATGCTGATTGGTCACTACCATAAGAAGTCCGGTCAAGTGTAATGTGCCGTTCAAGTGATGTTATACCTAACCCAGCCGCTGCGCAAGAGATAGCCACACCCACCTCGTGGCCACTATATCCAACATTGCAATTAAACTTGTCCTTTAATTCTAATATTTTATTTAAATTAGCATCCTCGTCTGCCATAGGATATGTTGATACACAGTGCATTAATTCAAATGGACAAATATAATAAGAGAATATTTTTATTGCATGTGCTATCTGTCCGATATTACTCATGCCAGTAGAAATAAAAGTATATTTTCCCTCAAAAGCAACTTCTTGTAATAGTTCTTCGTATACTAACATAGCAGAAGCGATTTTGTTATACTTTAAATCAAATTGTCTTAAGAAATGTTTACTTGGAATATCCCAAGCAGAAGCAAACCAATCTATCTGTAATTCTTTACAGTATCTGTCTATCTCATGGTATTGCTCTAACCCAAATTCTAACCCTTGCTTCTGGTCACGTTGGGTTTTACCCCACGGACTCTCTCTCGGTGAATCGAGAAATTCTTTTGTGTAAACAATATCAATCGTTCTTTTTTGGAATTTGACAGCATTACACCCACAATCCTTTGCTACTTTTATTAACTGCTTGGCTGTTTCTATATTCCCGTTATGGTTAATCCCTAATTCCGCTATCACGAAAATCATTCTACACCCCCTATCATTTCTTGAGAATTATATTCTACTGGTTTATCAGATTCCGGTAGTTCTATGATATACTCAACTCTTCCAAACCAGCCGTAACTGTTCGAATCAACTACAATATATCTGGGAGTAATTTCAACAATTATTCCAGAAATTCCGTTCGAATAAATATACGTTTCGCCAAGTTTCATATCTCATCTCTTTTCTTCCGCATAAATTCTGCTCTTGTCTCTCATACATTTAATCTCTTCCATTGTTACTTACCTCCCTTTATATTTTTCTTAACTACTATTTCCTTTGGTATTTCTACGCCATAGTAGTTTTCTATTATAATTTGTCCCTGGCCGAAGAAAATTCTTATAGTTACCCCGAGACCAAAGCACGCCATTGACCAAACAATCCAGATGATAGCCCAGAACAAAATTTTGTATTTTAAGTGTTTCATTTTACCCTCCTGCTTTTATTTGACAATTAAAGCAAAATCGCTCCCAATCAATAAACCTATAACATCATATTGTTTATACAAATCTTCCATAATAACTCTACCTCTCCAACTTATACAATTGTATGCTTTGTTTAGGTCTGGTAAGTTACTTTCCCACCAAAATATTCTAACTTTGTTTGTTTTCTTTTTCATTTTTCCCTCCTGTCTTTATAGACCTAACGCCTTGTTTATCATTCTAAAGGCATTGTTAGTAGCTCTTACGTTACTCAGTTCGTCTACTTCCGGTTGTAATAACCTTCTTATCTCATTTTGAATTTGAGGTTTATACTTATCCAGTGTTTTTAAATCTGACCTTGTAAGAAAATAATCCAAGTTTGCTAACTTATTTTGTTTGATTAGTTCGTTCATTTCATTTCTCCTTTTAAAGATTTAACAATAATCTCAATTTTATCAATCTTACTTGGTATTTTTTCAATTACATATTTCATAATAAACCTATCGTCTTGAATTAAACCTCTTGAAACTAATTGGTCTTGCAAACATTTAACACAATTGTCTCCGTCTGTCATTTTCCAATTCTTTAAATAAAATTTATAATGGATTTCAACATATCCTTTTATCATTTCATCGTATTGTCTATCAGTTAGTAAGCATGCTACATCGTGGCAATATTTAGTATATGCCTTTGTTTTGAACCGCCGTCCCTGAAATGCCTGATTGATACTTAATGGTTTAATATTTACCGCTATTTGTATCTCTCGTTCTATGTTCATTTTACCCTCCATTAATTTCATATTTCTCTTTTAACCCAAAAAACATTTCTAACTGTGCTTTAAGTATCCAATGCCAACCTTCCCAATTACAGATTTCTATTGCCTCTTCTCTCTTTATCATCTCTTTGTAGTCTCCCCAACATTTGTTTTCGTCAAGAATTTCTTCTTTCCATTTTTTTAATGGTTTCATCTCTGACCAAAATTTACGATAGAATGGTAGGTCTTTGGTTATAAAATATTTGCATTGAATATCAAATATAAAACTAAAAATGTAACTCCCCGCTGCAATGTAACTCCCCGCTAAAATACAACCATCCGCTTCAATCCAATTCCCCGCTTTAATGTAATCCCCCGCTAAAATACAACCATCCGCTTCAATCCAATTCCCCGCTAAAATACAACCATCCGCTTCAATCCAATCCCCCGCTTCAATCCAATTCCCCGCTGTAATGTAACTCCCCGCTGTAATGTAACTCCCCGCTTTAATGTAACTCCCCGCTTTAATGTAACTCCCCGCTTTAATGTAACTCCCCGCTGCAATGTAACTCCCCGCTGTAATCCAATTCCCCGCTGTAATGTAACTCCCCGCTTCAATCCAAGTCCCCGCTTTAACTATTATTGTTTCCGCTTTTATACTTCCTTCCACTTTTACAAGACCCAAATCCTCGGCAAAAATCAACTTACCATCAAATTTCAAATCGCCTTTAATGTTTGTTTCTGTGATGATTCTTTCGTTCATTTTACCCTCCTTGCTTTTTATGGTTTAAAGACCTTACCATTTTCAAGATGACATTCGTAATCATTTTGTTTCTTATTGTAATTTTTCCATTCCATTTTTATATTACCGTAAACCTGCAATATTGCTTCTGCCCAAAGTTTGTTCCCTTCCGCCCGAAGTTTTAATCTTGATTCCCAAACAGAACCTAACTTATCTTGTTTCATTTTACCCTCCTGCTTTTTATATACCCAAAAGTTCTGCTATATTTTCCGTTCTTTTTTCGTATTCGTAATTCATTTTATTTGTATTTTTCGGTTACCCAATCCGACGTTTCCTCTTTGTATTCTGACAAACATTCTTTAGTAATTTCGAAACTACAATCTATCTTGCTAAATCTAAAATACATTTTATTAGTCTCCCCATAACGATTTTTAGTTATAATAAGTTTTATAAGTTTAGAATCATTGGTATCTTTTTCTTCGTCTTCAAGTCTCATAACCACATCTGCTTTTTCTTCAATTCCCCTACTTTCCTTCATTTGTCCTTCTGCATTTACTTGCGACAATGCTATAACAACAATATTTTTATCAACAGCTAACGCTTTTAACTGTCTTGCTATTTCACTCATTGCCGACGCTCTGTTATCTCCATAACTAATCTCTAAACAAAACATCTGGATAAAATCTATAAACATTACTTTAGGTTTAATATCGTCAATATATCTACTTATTTTTTCCATATTAAAAATGCCTGTTTCTAAAATGTTTATAGGTTTGATACTCAATTTTTTTATAACCTTATCAATCTCATCTAATCTACTACCAATATATCCATCCTTTAGTTGCATTGTGCTTAATCCATCTATTTGTTGCGATACTATCCTATCCAGTAAGGATTCAGGAGACATCTCACTTGACACATACAAGCAAGGTTTAGTTGCATTGGTGAGATTATCCATTATTTTTACATTAAAATTGGTCTTACCGGTCCCGTGTAGTCCACCTATAACAACCAAATATCCGGGAAGAAGATAACCAAGTTTATCGTCAAGCTCTTGTATTCCGGTATTATATCGTTCATAATCGCCTTTCAGTCTGCGTTTTATTTCATCTATATATTTACCATAATCTTTTTTTAAATCAAAAACAGGTTTTTCATATAATGAATTATCTTGTAATAACTTAATTTGCTGTTGCAAAATATCTACTGTAATGTTGTCGCTCAATAATGCGTCGTTAATATTCTGTTTAATACGTAATTTTTTAAGTTGATCTAAATATGACCGATATGCCTGTATAGTGCCTATCAATCCTATGGTTTCTGTTATTTGTTTAGTTAAATCTGTCCCAAGAATTGATGACATGAGTAATGTATCATAAGGATGACCTGATTCTTTGTATAGTTTAATTTTATTGAATATAACTTTATCTGTAAATAAATCCTCGTTTAAATCCGATAGTTTCGACACCTCGTTTTTTTCGTCAAAAATCCAGATTGATAAAATAGCCATTTCTAAACCTATTTGCATTGTGCCTCTTGTTTTTCTTTGTTTTCTATGTAACTTCTATGCTGTGGAAATAGTTTTAAATATTCATCTCGTTCTTTTTTCTTTTGTTCTGGCGTTTTTTCTTGTGATATTTGTTTTGATAGATTAAACCACTTATCGAAATTATCTATTTTATTTCTAACCCCTATGGCATATACCAAATCGCAGTATTTTGCCCTATCTTCCCAAGTATCTCGGCTAAAGTTAAGAATCGCCTTTTTAATATCATCAACAGACCGCCCCCCTTTTAAGCAATTATCTATTATCTTTCTCCTTAAGGGACTAAGTTTAAGTGTTTTTTTACAAACTTCGTTAAAATATGACATTATAGTTTCTTTTGTAGTATTTTCTTTTATTTCTTTTGTGTGTACCTGTTTAGGTAACGATTTGTTACCTGTTTGGGTATCGGTCAATACCTGTTTAGGTAACTCTCTATAGTTGCCTGTTTGGGTAATTCTCTCTCTAATAGTTACCTGTTCAGGTAATTCCATTACCTGTTTGGGTAATTCTGTTGCCTGTTTGGGTAATTTATAGAAGTCTTTACTTAACCCTATTTGGATACCTTCTTTTTTTAAAAACCTTTTTTTAATCAATTTGTTTATTGCTCTTGAAACATGGGGCCTGGAAATTTTTGTCATGTCACTTATTTGCGAATTTGTTATCCAATCTATTCTTTTTCTATCACCATTATCATCAATGTATCCGTAAGTTTTACGAATAATACAAAGTAAGGTTTGCCATTCATAGGTGCTTAATCTCTTTATCATCAACGCTTCCAAAACCTCATTATGTATTGGTGTAAATTTATCTGACATCTAAACCCCTAACACATTTTGGATTGCTTTTATTTTCTTGTTAAATTCTTCCGGTGAAAACCAACGTTTTGAAATACCTGTATATGCTTTTAGCAAAGTATATGCATCCCATATATTAAACTTTTCGTCCTGTCTTAATTCTTTTGCTGTTCTTCCGTATTTTTTTAATATCACTTTCTCTAATTCTAACTCTAAATCATTTTTTAACATAGTAGCTCCTTTTTCTCCTTATAAAGAAAAGGATACACGTCGGTAAAGCAAATATTATCTCGTGAGAGGTAATAACCGTGTATCCCTTATTTTTTTAGATTTTGACAATACTTGCTTTACCATATTACAATTATAGCAAACTATTAAAATCTTGTCAAGAGCGTTCAAAATAATTTTATTTATTGGCTTCATAAAATGCCTTTGCGAAATTATAGGGACATCTACTTCTTTCAGGTGATCCAACTGGCATTTTTCTTAATATGTCTTTATTTTTGCAAAAATTCATATTGCTTCTAATCGGATTAAATAATATTGGTTTTAGAGGTAAATTAAAATATCCCCATAATGCAGTTTTCTTTGAATAATTTTCCCCGTATTCATAAGGTTGATATTGAAAAACAGGTTTTCCTAAAAACCATTTTAAATAACCAGTTGCAGGATTTTCTATACACCAAAATTTCAATGGACTTATAGGGTGTGGTGTTCTTGTTATTTTATATTGACATTCCCAAATTACCCTTAAACATTCTTTTACCATAATCATTCCTCTTTTTAAATCTCGTGGATATTTGGACTTTGTTAATGCCATTGAAAAATCTCTACATACCGGGTTAGCAATAATCCCGTAAACATTGTCTGGGGGATTACAATTTTCAATTCCAATATCTTTACCTACTATTCTGACATCATAACCATTTCTTTGATATTCAATACTATCAGAACCTAAATCCGCACATAAATGAAGTATTATTTTGTCACTATTTTTCATTTTACCAGTTTTAGAACAACAAACTTGTCAAGAGGCCTGGAAATATTTTTCATTTTACATTCATCACAAGATAAACTTTCTTTTTCTTTATCAAATAATCCGCTATTTCTTCCCGTGTCCTGCATTTTCTTATTCCAATATCAGAATACGGCGCTACAATCAGAATAGTATCTTCTGGAATATCGGTATTAATAATTTTGATATCAAATGGTAGTTCTTTATTTTTGTCAATCATTTCATCGTTTCCTGATAGTCAAATCCTCTTACTTTGCAAAACTCTTTAAAAGTATGTGCCTGAAAAAAATTATGTTGAGCGCACCAACTTGATAATTCATTGTATTTTCTATCGTATTTTTTTATATTGTAATTATATCGTTGAATAAAAGCATTTTGATTTAATGACTTTAATAATTCTACTCTGTATAAATCCTCTTCAAAACACGAATCATATCCAACGAGCGTATACCAAGTAGAACGATTTATACCATTTAATTTTAATAGTTCTATTGCCTTTCTAACTGTTTTTTCATATTTTATATTATCAAAAGCAAAATGATAATCTTTATGTGATATTGATTTTAAATATTTGCATATTTCATCTGTTAAAAGTCTATGATCTAATCCTTGATTAAAGTCAATTCTTATTTTCTCTTTCTTTATTTGATTACAAATCATAATAAAATGTTCAGGTAACGCAAGTATATTGTTATCATACAAACATATATTTTTGCTTTTGCCATCCCATATATCATAAATATCTCCAGTAATATAGATATTGCCTTCTTTTTCAGGAACAACACAAAAGGGACATTTGCGAATACAACCTCTTGTAGTAACACCATAATTTATTTTGGGTTTCATACATTCAATTTCTGGCGGTAATTTTGTTGTTAAATTAAATCCTGTTCCACCACATATCCATTTGGGCGAAACATAACTCTTGTCAGTAAAAGTAAAAATTGACGAACAGTAAACCCTATCACAAACAATGGTTTCTATTGGTTCTGTGTATAGAGCATCGTTTTTGTAATACATTTTTATTTTTTCAAGAGCTATGTTTGGTAATTTACTGTCAAGATTGACTAATCCTACAATCATTTCATCGTTTCCTGTATTAAGTTTAGTTGTTTGATTACATAATCTATTGCCCTATTCCATAAATCATTTTCGTTAATATCATCAACATCTTTCATATTTAATTTTCGTTTACATTCCTCAATCGTTTTCAGGATTTCCTGTTCGACTTTATTACACCATTCGAAACTCGCACATCTGTTATCACAAGGGTTACCCTCCGAACAGATTATTTTCCGTAGTTTATTTGCTTTCATCCATCTTCCTCTCTTTCCCTTTTCCTTTTTTTTCTTTTCTATGGTTCAAAAACTTCACTTGTTTTCTCCTTTCTCTAATTCATTTATTGTTATATCTAATCCTGTTAAAGCATTGACTATTGCCAACACTCTCTCAGGAACGATTTTAGTTTAAGCCAAGTTTCTCCACAACTTACGCACGCCCCGGAATAAAATACATGTTTATCTATAGTCTTAACTAACTGCTTGATTTCCTTCTCTTCTGGATTCAAAACTTCTCTATGCTCCAAGTAAATTCCTTCCTTTTCTATTTCCATAAGTTCTCTCTTGTAAATTTCTATAACTCTTTTGCATCTACTTTTTGAAATTCTATCATTTAATTCACTCGCTTCATTTCTCAGTCCCATTAAAGAATGTTTGAATTTCATTTTTCCCTCCTGTTTTCACGACTCTTTTTCTTATCTATAAACTTCGATACCCAGACAAGTAACTTCTTCAATTCTTCAATTGAACATTCTTCACTTTTTGATTTCTTGCCATCAGTGATATTTTCTATGGTTTTTTGTAATGCTTGTGTAGTAACTTTGCATTTAAAAGCTATTTTCCCTATTTCACTACGTAAATTCTTCTTTAATATTGTATCACTGCCAAATTCACTGCCAAATACTTCTTCAGCTATCTTATCATCACTTTCGGAGGTTTCGTTCGTTTTAGAGGCGTTTACGGGTGTCTCAGGGGTATTCTGTGTACCTTTGGATTCGGTCTCTTCATCTTTTACCCCGCTGGATTCCAACATATCGGCTTCGTCAAACTCAGGGTTCTCATCTTTAGGGAGTGGCAATGCTATTTTTTCTGCTTCCAGAAGTATTCGCTTAGTATTTTCTCTTAATTGGTTAATAAAATTTATGTTACCTTCAAAGTTTATTTTTAATGTGTAATGTGTCTGTTTATTACCATCGTGGTGAGTTTCTACCTTTTCACGTTTAAATTTTAGAGGCACCATCTGAACCCTGCCAATAAGAGCCTCCACATAATCCAATCCTGAATTAATATCAACAATCGAATTATATGAACTGGTAGAAATCTGGTATACCCCACCCATATTGACTTGAGGAAGAATAACCATTAAAAAAGCCCTTTGGTTACAGACTGGTCTTTTGCCATCTGATGTTTCTTTGTTTTTTTCACACGGACATTCTATTTCTTCCATAGTTTTTTTGTCATCTGACCATCGACATGCAGTTTCTCCGTTGCCTAAACATTTAATACCTCTGGTTTTTCCATACCATCGATAAGAAGTAGGAAATATTACATGCCTAACTGCTACCGGTAACATTATATCCAGTTCTTTTGGTTCGGGGCCGTATATCTTTTTCACTTCATCTGGACAAACGAAGTATTCCGTCTCTTTAGGATATTCAACCCCTTTTGGGTTAATTACTTTTAATCCTAATTTTATCTTACCGAGTAGAGGCAAACGTCTCTGTTCTGACAACTCTTTAACATAACCATACTTACTCATATCTATTCTAACCATTTTTTTTACCTCCCTTTTTAGTTTTTTCTGTTACTTTTTCTTTAAATTTAGTTACCGACAAAGACTCATATTTTGTTTTTTTTGTGCATTGAATTATCAAATCCTGAGGTAATAAACTTTTATTAAGATTAGACTTTTCTTTTATGTCTAACCTTACAATATACTCATTGACAACTCCGACACTTGCTTCTTTATTTCTCATATAGTCAGATAATTCTTTTTTTAATAGTTCTTTTTCTTTTTCGCATTCTGTCATTTTATCTAAAATTTCCCTATATTTATACACTTTATCAGTTATTTCTTTGTCTTTTATGGTTATTTCCTTTCTTTCGTCCAGTTCCACCTCGTAGTTTTTATAACACACTCCAGCCCAACGGCAATATTGACAATGCCAGTTATCGACTGAATATTGCCTTTTTGGTAGTTTTTTTTCTTTGACATAAGTATCAATATTTTCAAATCTATTTCTTGCTTTTGCTACAACGTCAGCCATAAAAAATTCCGTTACTTCTTTTAGACTACCCAATTCGTTGTTGTCATATACCATAGTATATAACTTTACTTTTGCTATATCTTCCTGGTCATCATATTCAATATGGTATTCTATATATCTTGCTGTGTTTTTGTTCTTTATCAACAGTAACCCCGGATATAATATATCTGTGATTTTTTTTATCCCAACGATATATAGCGTGCACTGGGTTACATAATCATAAGGTAACAAGTTTCCTTCTTCATAAGACGTAAAAGTAAAGTGGTTTATCGCTTTGTGTTCGTATAGAATGTCTTTGCCTTCCGGGTCTGTAAGTATCCCATCGATAGAACCTGTTACGGGAATACCGTTGATATTAAATGGCGTAACTTTCATTTGTTCTGAGTGTAATTTATAGATAGATTTTTGGATCCAGTCTGATGTTAATGTCTCATGCCAGGACGAATCGTCAAATATTAACATTGCACGGTCAGGAAATGGTTCTGGTTCTATCCCCAAAGCATGGTATACTTGCTGGCGGATACACTTTTCTCCATAAGTCGCTCCGCTACATCTATGTCTGTAACCTTGTTCTTTTTGTTCCATTCCTGCAAGTTTTGGTATCAATTCTGATAACATACTTTTACCCTCCTGTTTTTATTTTTTTACTGTTTCTTTTTTATTGGGTTGTTTATTAATTACTAACTCCTCTATTTTAATTCCGTTTTGTCTGTCCTCATCAGTAAGGTCGCACTCGTCAATATATCCTATCAACTCCGAGCAATCTCCTCTCAACCCCGTGCAATTTCCTCTCAATCCCGTGCAATTTCCTATCAACTCCGAGCAATCTCCTATCAATCCCGTGCAATTTCCTCTCAATCCCGTGCAATTTCCACTCAATCCCGAGCAATATCCTCTCAATTCCGTGCAATATCCTCTCAATCCCGTGCAATATCCTCTCAATCCCGTGCAATTTCCTATCAACTCCGAGCAATCTCCTATCAA